GTGATAAAAAGTGAAGATATTTATCCTAATACCTGTTTTATTATTGTCAGGATGTGCATTTTTTAAACAACCCGTACCCATTGTTCCTGAGTTTCCAAAAGCTGTACCTGAGTTAATGAAAAAATGTGAAGAATTAAAGACAGTAGATGGCGATAAGGTAGCAATAACTGAATTACTTAAAACAGTAGTTCAAAACTACACTTTATACTATGAGTGTTCTACTAAAGTAGAAGGCTGGCAAGAGTGGTATAATGAGCAAAAAAAGATACATGATAGCGTAAAATAATAGTATATTTAAGGAATAAACATGAAATTAGTAATTTTAGCAACAGGTATATTGTTACTCACTGGATGTGCCACAAACCGTGATCAATTATATTATGATGCAGCCAAATCACTTAGTAAAGATAATACAGTGGCACAAACTGCTTGCTGGGCAGCAGTAAGTGATATTGCAAAAGGTGGCGATAATTCAACAAAAGTAGGAGCTATTGCTCTTGCGGAAAAGTGTAAAAATAATTCTATTAAAGTAGAACCACCAAAACGAAATTGGTTTGGGTTCTAAGATAAATATAAGATTACGAATGGATTTTTGACATGGCAACACAAGAAATAATTTTAGTAGGTGCATTACCAAACGACGGTACCGGCGACCCGTTACGTGTTGCTTTCCAAAAAATCAACAATAATTTTAGTAACTTATTTTCTACCAGTTTTAATACTAGCGAAGCTATCAGCGTAGGTAGCACAGCTGGTCAAGTTATTTTTGAAACACCGGCCAATACATTTACACAAGGAATGTTTCAGGTACGTAGTTATGATCCCGGGACTATCGACACTCAAAATGTAACAATTTCTGCTAGTATTACTAATAATTTAGCAGGGGTTCGTTTTACTGCATACGGAACAACGTTTGTGGGTAACGCATTATGTCGTTATGACATGGACATCGCCGGTGGTAATGTAAGACTTAAAGTAGATCCATTAGTTAGTACAGTAGTATTTCACTTTGTATCATCACAGGTAACATCACAAGGAGAACCTCCTCCAGGGTTAGATATACAGTTGGATGGCTATCCTACTGGTAGTATACTTGCCACAGAAAATGATTTATTAATCACAACCGAAGGTCCTTAATGCGAGCCCGTGAATTTATTACTGAGCAAAGATTGGATCAAATTCATGACGGGTTGGATATAGCGTCTAAGTCTCTCCCACATACCTATGTTATCCCTGAATTAAAAAATCAAGATTTCTATGACCTTTATCGTTTTGGTGTAGCTATTGCTGATGTTAAAGGTAATATGGGTAATGATGAAGTTAATAAATATAAGCCTGATTTTCGTGCAGAAAGTAGTTGGGGAGAAAATCAAGTTATTACTAGTTTTGATCCTAACATCGCTAAAGTCATTGATCAAGCATTATCAAAAGTTCATAAGCACGGAAAAAAAGCCGTCAGTACACCTACTAGTGATGAAATGGATGATACTTTACTACAATCTCCAATTAAGCCTTTCAAAGGATATAAAAAATGAGAGCAAATGAATTTATATCTGAGGCTAAAACAGGAAAGATCCGTAAAAGATTTAGATATGCAACAAAGGGGTTGCATAAATTTCGTGACGAAAGTTTAGCTGATAGAGTTTACGAATTAAATCGTATTATGATGGCAGCGGCATCTACCGATGGTATTACTATGCCTGAATTCGATTCTGAAAGCTGGGCCGGCAGATATGATATTGCGGCTCCGTATACAGAAGCCGAACATAATATGCTTAAAATGGCATACGCAGTGAATGGCACAGAATTTAAAGATTTAAATAAGGGTGATCTTCGTAGTCAAGAAGTCCCGTACAACTAGCCCTGTAAAGTCTTTTAAAGGGTATAAGAAAAAATAATCTAACTCATCAATGCGAATAAGTATTGTGATAACAATACAGGATTCAAATGATTGATATTAATAACACCCTAGATTTAGTTAAGCTAAAGTTTTATAACGAATGGTTATATACCGCCCATATCTACGATGAGGGCGATAGTAAATTTCATCAAGATTTAACAACACATATTGTTAAAACTTACATTGATCCATTAAATCTTAACAAGAATTCTAAAATTTTAGATTTAGGTTGCGGCCCGGGATACTTCTTGGACGAAATGAAAAATAGGCAATTCACAGATGTTGTTGGTGTAACACTAAGTCCAGGTGATATAAAAATCTGTGAAAATAAAGGACATACTATTAAAAAGTATGATTTGAGCTTTTTACCACAGAAAGATGGATATACTGATGAAAGCGTAGATTTTATCTTCTTGCGTCATGCATTAGAGCATAGTCCATATCCTATCTTTAGCTTGATGGAATATAATCGTGTGTTAAAGCAAGGTGGAAAAATTTATATTGAAGTTCCTGCACCAGACTGCGATAGAAAACATGAACTCAATCTAAATCATTATAGTATATTTGGTCATACACAACTAGGTGCATTGTTGACACGTACTGGATTTAACATTGACAAATTTGAAAACTTAGAATTTGATCTAGGCGTGCCCGATAAAGATGGAAATGTAGTTCAATGCCGTGAAAAATATTACTGCATCCTAGCTACTAAACAACGACCATTGGATATTAAATAAAATGATAAATACTCACTATAAGTGAGTATTTTTATGGCCGTTCCAGAACCAACAGAAGTTTCCCCATGGTATTTACGTAATATCAACCAAGCGTTAGAACTTAACGAAGATACTGGTCAGGTATTTGTTCGCACCGGGTTTACGGGTAATATTGTTATTAGTGGCAATGTTAATATTCCCGGTAATGTTGATGCACATGTTTCAGAGATAGGTACATCAGGGGAACTTACAGTTCCATGGATGCCTGTCAGTATTGACGGCAACAGCAATGTTACTATATCAGGTGGTAATGTCAATGCCATAGTAACAGGTACTGTAGCAGTTAGTAGTATTACAGGAAATATTGCGGGTATCACAGGTAATGTTACGGTAGTAGATGGTGGCGGTAGTCTTACTATTGACGGCAATGTCGGTGTGACAGGTAATGTTAATATCGGCACTATGCCTAATGTTAATGCCAGTGTGTCAGGAAATGTAGGCGTAACAAGTTTAGGTAATGTTGTTCTAACAGGTAATACTCTACCAGTAAGTGGTAATGTTGGTGTTACAGGTAATGTCAATATAGGCACGATGCCTAATGTTAATGCTAACATCACTGGTGGTAATGTAACAGTCCAACAGGGCACAAGCCCTTGGGTAGTATCGGGTAATCTTACTGCTACTATTGACAACAATACCAGCGTAATCATTTCAGGATTTAGCGGAGCAACAAGTGACGCATTTGGTCGTTTAAGAGTTTCTGAACCATTCACATTATTTGATACCAACAGTCGTTATTATGACCATCAACAGTTTAGTAGTGCTATCAATGGTATAGCAAATGTTGTTTATGTAGCTAACCAAAGTAGTTTTCAACTCAATGTGGGGTCATCTGTAAACGATAGTGTTATAAGAGAAACTATGAAAGTGTTTCCTTATCAGCCAGGTAAAAGCCAGCTTACATTGCTTACATTCTGTATGAACACACCAAAAACAAATCTACGCCAGCGTGTGGGATTGTTTGGTGCTAATGATGGTGTATTCTTTGAAAACGATGGCACATATAACTATATGGTCATTCGTTCAGCATCTACTGGTGTTGAAGAAAGAGTAAGACAAGATGCTTGGAATGGTGATAGATTGAATGGTGCCGGTGGAGCAAACAATCCTTCAGGCATAACATTATATCCAGACCGCACACAGATTTATTATGCTGATGTTGAATGGTTGGGTGTAGGTAATGTTCGTGTGGGATTCATCATCAATGGTCAATATATACTTTGCCATACATTCCAACATGCTAATCAAACTGGCAATACCAAAGTCTATATGACTACTGCTACATTGCCTATACGATATGAGATCACAAACACGGGTGCTACCAGTGGTGCCAGCATGATGACACAGATTTGTAGCACAGTGATTAGTGAAGGTGGATATAATAGTTTTGGTACTACTCAAACAGCAGGTACCGGAACTACACAAAAAAGATTGGCTACTGCCGGTACATATTATCCTGTTGTCAGTATTAGATTAGCACCAACTAGATTAGATAGTATTGTTTTCCCTAGACAGATTGATGTATTGAGTCCTAGCGTGAATTACTATCGTTGGACATTGTTACAAAATGCCACATTGACTGGAGCCACTTTTGCAGGAACCAGTCCAACTGGTACGGTTCAATATGATTTGGCTGCAACTGCTGTCAGTGGCGGTATAGAAATACAAACAGGATATGCTAGTGCCAGAGAGTTGACACAGTTGAGTGCTGTAGATTTCTTCCAGTTCCAATTGGGAAGAACACTAGCGGGTGTTAGTGATGTAGTTACATTGGCATTAGCCGCAACCTCACCCAACGCTGATGTATTGGCTGAACTAGGCTGGCAAGAATTGACTTGATGTGAAGCATAAGACTTACCAACAAATAATAACTATAAGGTGAGAAAAAATGAAGAAGTTTTTGATAATTATACCATTGATATTATTAGCAGGGTGTGAATTTAAATACCGCTATGAATGTCAAGACCCTCAAAATTGGGGGAAAGAGATGTGCAATAATGATGTCTGCAAAGCAGAAGGTGATTGTGCAACTGATCTTTTAGGATTCACTCCTACAGTAGCCGAACAATTTAAAAAAACAAATGGCGAACCTGAAGCACCGGGCTTTGCGAGAAAATTTAGTAAACCGACTGACCAGGGTATAAGTAACAATGGAGATTGCAAACCTTCAGAGAAGCCGAAATTTAAGCCCTTTAATTCTACAGTACAACAAAATACATTTAAGAACAGTCAACAGAATAATTCGAATCCAATGGACCCAATAAAAAGACCTAAAGCAGAAGAGATGGTAGGACAGATAGAAGAGGTTGAAAGACCACTAACTATGAATACGATTGTTGAGACCTCAGGTCACAATAATGCAACAAAAATTAACAAATGGTAAGAGGAAATTATGTTTAGCGGAAAAAGATATACAGAAGCAGAATTACAAGCAAG